CTAACGATGCCTGCATGATTGCCGCTTCTTTAATCGCAGTAGGAACGGTTGCGCCATGTCCCCATACTGCCGTGATCCTGACGCTTCGTTCATACATCGGAAAAGAGTTGATGCTAGCGTATGGAATAACGACACTCGTGTACGGTCTGCCTTCGCTAGGCGCGTTGTATGGGTACTCTTCCGTTCCAGTCATCACAGTCCACGTAGTACCAGTTCCGTCTGGGCAGTACTCGACAGTTGTAAGTGTCGTATACGGATCAGTCATAACTCGGTATGGCGTAACTGGTGAGTAGTACTTCGTGGTAGTCACTGGTTGAACGGTAGCGCCAAGGTAGTCATCAATCTGTCGACTAACGGCATGACAGATGCGCGTGATCATGTCGTTGTCGACGGCATCCGTAATACCGAGTTGTGCTTTTAGTTCGTCTTCAGTTACATAGATATCGGTTGGAGGAGGCATTGACTTTCTGCCTTATACGACAGCGACCTGCCCGCCACGTTAGGCGCGACAGGTCGCAGACGCTATGAAGTTGTTGCGCTGACTGTTTAGGTTGCGCTGTTTGCGTAGTACTTCACAGGGTTGGTACCGGCATCAAGCAGTCGTCCACCAGTACGCAGGAAAGCGTAGAAGCCAACCTGACGATAGTCAGCGTAACGCTCCTGCAAACGGACAACGCTAATGCCTGCGACATCCCTGATGATGTACTTACTAAAGTCACCAAACAGGATTGACTTAGCGTTTGCCGCCATTGATGCGACATCCTGATTGATAACTACAGGGTAGCCTAGAAGAGTATCTGGCTTGTCGATTTGTAGACTTGGCTCCCAAAGTGGTCGCGACTGTCCATCAACAAGTTTACGCACTTTCGCTACCGAAGCGTCGTTCATCATCCATCGGGCATTCGTGCGATAGATAGGATCGACAGAGTGAAGCAAGTCGATCAAGTCAGCGTATACGACAGTAGTAGTCTGACCGTTTGCGCCAGTCTTGCCGGATGCTGCTCCAACAACCACACCATGAGGCTGTGACGAACCAGTGCCGACAGTCCAGTGCGTATTGTTGATGCGACCGAGACGCTCACCCAACTTGTTAGCGATAAACGCATCCAAAGGGAACTCGCTGTCTTGCATCAACTCGTAACTAACCAGAACAAGGTTGGAAGTGTAGGTATACGAGTTGATCGTGGTCTGCGCGAATGTCATCGCACCTTCGCTAACCTGTGCGTTCTCAGCGATGATTGCGCCAGTGTTAGAAGTATCGTCAACGGTAGGCAACGTAAGTGTCGCACCCGTAGCAGTACGATAGTTGGTAGCGACACCCATCATCGCACCATAGAACTTGCGAGCATCTTCGAGTTGCGTAGCGAACTCACCAGACAACAAGAAGCCACCTGCCGAGTTCGTTCCTACAGACTGCGCACGCTCTTCATTCATCTGATGATTGACGTATGCGCGCACTTCTGGAGAAGCGTTCTGCCAAGTACCACGCAAGTAGGCGCGAACACCTTCACGCTGGACTTCGGCTGAGAACGTAGGAACACGGCTTGAACGAACGTCAGTCAATGTGGGCGCAGTCTCGACAGGAACACCTGCGCTAGCGATAACGGTTGCCTCAAGTTGTTCTGCTCGTTTCATTGCATCGATGTGAGCATCAACCTTTCGCAACTCGTTGTCCAAGCGGTTGAACTTGTCTTCAGTAGTCGCGTCCCATTCGCCACCGACAGTCGTGTGCAACTCGGTAGCCAGACTATTGCGCTTTTCGCGCAGTTCGCTGATCGTAGGCATTGCCTTCTCCTTAGTATTGTTGCGCCAGAGTCAGTACCCTTGCGCGTGCCTTATACCACGAATGTGGCTTGGTTAGTTGTTGTGGTTCTGGTTGAATGATAGACGATGGGATACGCACTCGTGTTTGAACACTTGTTGCCGTATAGGCTGGGAACGTAACTGGCCCAACGTCAAACAAGTCTACATCAACCACTTCACGGTAGAAGTTACCATCTTGTGTGCGCCACGTATCTGACTTTACCTGAAACGCGAATGAGCACTGGCTTACGTCACCACGCTGAATAGACGCATAGACATCCGTAGCGCGAGTTGATGACGGCAACGTTGCCGTAAACCATAAGCCACGCTCGTCTTCACGTAGCGTTAGCGTGCCTGATGTCGTTCGTGCTAGTACCCAATCTGACTCATGATTGAACAAGCATCGAACATCTTGCTTTTCCGATATTGCGCGACTAAACGCTCCTTTTCTGATCGTTTCAACAAACGACATTCCTTCATCTGCCTCAAGTGGAAGTGATGGAACATCGAACAACGCAGCGTAGCCTTCGATTATAGGTGCGGCATCGTTGCCGACATCATCACCGATAGCACGTACGCTAACGATTGCGCCATTGATTGCTAGTCTTTGCATCGCAGTCATCCAAGCGTATCTGTTTGCTCTTCTTGCGTCAATAGGTTATCGTCATCAATAACGACAACCTCGCTGATACTAGCAAACTCCATAGTACGTTTCAGTTGATCACGTTTGGCTTCTGCCCAAGCCTTAGCGCGAAGACTCTGCGAACGAGTACCGCCACCCCATAGCGCATGTGCTACGACACCAGGACTGGGAAAGTCTGGATGATCTGGACTCGCAGCCGGTGCCGATAGGTCAGACATATGTCTAGCGAACCATGCCGCCATACGTACAACCTTGTCTTCGCTAACAACTCCGGCAGCCATTGCCTTGGCTTCCCTAACGGTACGCTCAACAACTCCGTCACCAGACAGACCTTGTTCATGCCAATCCAGACCACGACGGGCATTCTCACGCATCCATACCGGACACGTAAAGCGGTATTCGATAGAACGTGCGGTACTAGGTGAACCACTAGCAGCCGGTGTTGTCGCAGGTGCCGCGCCTACGGTACTCGCATCGACCATGTTCAGCGGTGACAGATAGATGTCGCCACCTTCAATAGCGTTCATATTCTCAAGTTTGCGAACATCGTTTGCCGACAACCATCCGTTCTGACGCGCGATAGCGTAGGCGTTGTATCTGCTTTGAATATCGCCACGAAGCAGAGCATCAACTACATGCTCAACATAGAACGTACCTTGTTCAGATGGAAAGAACAAGCCTTTGTTCAATGCCTGCTCTGTGCGAACGCACCACGGTCTCAATGTATGCGTTACAAAGTCAATCGCTTGATGTTCGATATTAGAAAAGGTAGCGCGCGACAACTCGCCAATCAGATGTAATGGAACACGGAAGATGCGTGCAATCTCCTCTACAGAGAAGCGTCGCTGTTCCAAGAACTGCGCGTCCACTAACGGAATGGTCAACGCTTGCCATTCGATACCTTCTTCCAGAACGGCAACGCGATGTGCTTGATCAAGTCCACGATGAGCACTTTCCCAAGACTGCTTTAGACGTGACGCAGCGTCTGGGTTCAGTTTGCCAGCAACCTTTAGGATGCCGCTTGGCCGCGCAGCGTTACCGAAGAAGCGTCCTGCGAACTCACGTTCTGCGAGTTCCACGCCAATCGTTTCACGATGAGTTTGTATAGGACTGATCCCAACAAGTCCATCAGAGCTTATGCCGCGGATGTGTAGGATATCTGACTCGCTATAGACACGCTGTCCCTGTTTAGACGTATCGACAATGTATGCGAGTTTGGGAAAAGACTCGCTTGCGCTATCGTCAACACGAACGCTAACACGGTCAGGACGAAGTAGGACAAGATTGCGCACACGACCAGATGGCCACAAGTCTTTGTAGATGTAAGCATTACCGTAAAGCAGAAGGTGATATAACATCTGCTCACGGAACTCTACAGACGTTTGTTTGTCGTTAGGTCTGTCGTGAACAATGATTTGGATTGGGTGTCCATCTTCTTTCTGACGAGACTCACCGTTGCGACTGTAGACGTTCAACGGCAACGTTGCTACAGACTCTGCGATTACACGAACGCAAGCCCATACCGCCGTGCTAGCGATAGACGTTTGTGGGCTGACTGGCTTACCGCTTGACGCAGTCCCATCTTGTAGGGATGCGAAAGTCATATGCGGCCATCGCTGACGTTGCTCTATATCGTCACGATTGAAGTTGAACCAACGCGATACGATACTCATTCAATCACCTACGTCTTTGTGCCTGAACTCATTCCATACATCGCAGACAGTAGCAGTATCGCACCAATCCAAATAATCGCTACTGGAAGGTATACCATCCCGAGACCTATGGCGATTGTGCCAACACCTACGAAGAACATTGCGTCAATCACAGTACTAACACCCCTCTGTCTTCGTAGATGCTTGCGGCATTCGATACGTCACGACTAGCACGATCAATGCCCATCACCAAGGCAACTATTGCGTCAATACGTTGTCGTGCCTTGCCTTTCGATGGTCTGACGTTACCGCTTGCGTCTTCTATCACGGTCATATTGTCTGCTTGCCATCGTAATACCGGATGGTTGCCGTGACGCAACTTACTGGCTAAACAAAGTGAAAGCAACTCTCTTGTAGGCGCGGCCATCGAAGACATACCTTGGCTCATAGGTGTCATCTCAAAGCCATCTTGCGCAAGTTCTTGCGTTAGTTGTGTTGCTGCCCATCGGTCATAACTGATGCCGCGAATATCGAACACGCTACCTAATCTGTTGATCTCAGACCTAACGTAAGCGTAGTCAATCGTTGCACCAGGCACTAACGTAATCAGTCCCTGTCGCGCCCAAACATCGTATGGAACTCGGTCAGCGTCCATCTTGCGTTTCAGGTTTGCCTCAGGCATCCATAACTTCGCATGAACATAGTATGTGCCATCTATCGGTATGACAAGCACAAACGCTGTTAGGTCTGTCGTTGCCGATAGGTCAAGCCCACCGTATGCGACCGAACCACGCAACGTAGTCTCGTATTCGTTATGACCAACGTCACCAGCGCAGGCATCCCAAGCGTCTAACGGTAGCCATCGTGACTCGTTAGAAGTCCATTGACATAGATGTAATCGTCTGAATGTCGCTTCGTATGCTGGAATGCTTTTGGCGCGCGCACATTCTGCTTGTAGGTATTCAACGCTAATCGTTTGTCCAAGACTAGGATTGGCCGCTGCCCAAACCTTAGGATCAGTCCAATCGTCTTCTCGCGCCGCGCTATAGATGACTGGTAGAAAAGTCTTGTCATCTACGATACCGGCAAGTATACGATCACTGTAATCGCGCAGTTGTCCGGCAAGACTATTCTCATCCCAGCCTGCCGTTGTGATTGCGATCATCAACGGTTGTCGACGCGCACCTGTAGACGTTGCGAGTACATCCCACAACTCGCGTGATGGCCACGCGTGTACTTCGTCAGCGATTACACACGAAGCGTTATGCCCGTGGTTACCGGCAGCGTCAGACGCGATTACACGAAGTACTGAACTCGTTTGTGTATACGTGATGCGTTTAGTGCTTGGAAGTACTTCTAGCCTAGACGATAGGAACGGATGCTGCCGAACCATGTCAGCAGCGATAGAGAAGACGATACTTGCCTGATCACGGTCAACTGCGGCCAGATATACCTCGGCACCTTGTTCGCCATCTGCGACTAACATATACAACGCTATTGCCGCTGCCCACGATGACTTACCGTTCTTGCGCGGCACTTCGATGTAGGAAGTTCTGTACTGACGTTTGCCGTCATCGTTGACGGTATCGAACATCTTGCTCATGACTTCACGTTGCCATGGCAATAGTTCTAGCGAACGTCCAGCCCATTCACCTTTCGATTGTCGAAGCGTCTCGACAAATCGCATCGCACGTTCGCTATTCGTTAGGCGCGGTGGTGCCGTAGTAGTTGTTGATTGTGTTGGCCGCTTTATTGTCCGAGCCACCATTCGTCATTGCTCTCTTTAGGCTTGACTGCCGTAACGCGAGACCTGCTGGATGGCGTCAAACCAAACTCTACACTTGCCCGTATAAAGTCTGCTTGCGCATCTCGTGCCGCTTGTAGTAGTGGGTTCATCTTGAAACCACCTTTGTCGTCTTTTACTACAAGGCCAGTCTTATTTAGTGTCGCTGTGATCTCAAGCCATCGAGCGTAACTTTGACAGAACGCTGCGAATACCGCTGCGTCAACTACTTGGAATACACCTTGCTCAAGTAGTCGCTTGCCTTCACGCCGCCAAACTTGTTTCGCTAGTGGCGTCAGTTCTAACGGAGCAGTTGGAAG